AGGGATTCTTTTATCTGGGCGTCCAGGTTTGTTGGACCAGGTTGTTGGGTCATCGTTATATCTCCGTTGGTTGTACCAGGTTGCTGGGTGAGGAGTGTAGGCTGAGTCCTCTCCTTTCCTGGCCTTCTCATACTCGGCTGTTAACCGTAGTAAATCTTCAAATGATGTCTCTCTTAGGCAAGAGACAATCGCCTTTATGGCAGCAGGCTTGGCAACCTTCCTTGGATAGAGTTCGTAGATTGCCTCAGCCTTGTCAGCCGATGATAAATATTCCTTCTTAGTAGTCTTCTTTCTTTGTACCTCTTCCTTCTTACTATGCAGACGGGTTTCCCGGTCACCGGGTTTCCCGGTCGCCGGTTTTCCCGGTAACCGTAAAACCCGTTCGCCGGCGGGACCCCTGTTTTTATTGGCTGGATTGAGGTCTGGAGTCTCAAACAGGGTCCATTCGCCACCCTTTCCTGGTAGGATTTGGTACACTGCAAGCCCTTGCTTCTCCAATTCCTTGAGTCCAGCCTGGACGGCTTCACGCCCATCAGGTCCCCTCTGTAAATCAGCCAGGCGGACACTCCAGTCAGCAGGCTTGGACATCAGGTAAGCGTAGATCCCCTTGGCCTTGTAGCTGAGATCCACAGAGTCCAGTGGTTCCCTGGCCATCACGGCAAAGTTGTGGGTACGCTTGACCTTGAGTATCACAGCAAATCAGAACTATCTATGTTCTCCTGGATCCTGCTCACCAGGCGCCTAATGTCCTTCCTGAGGGACGGATCCACCTCCATAAATCCCTCGATGCGCTGGGTGCCATACAGGATGGTCCCGTGATTTTTACCTAGCATCCTCCCAACCAGGGAGGCTGTGAGTCCGTATTTCTTATACAGAGTGTAGTAGACCACCTGCCTGCAAAAGCAGATGTCCTCATAACGCCTGGACGACCATAGTGCCTCCGTTGTGATGCCATACTCCTTTTCTATGGCATCTGCTGTAGCGTCACGCACCTTCCTCCACTTGAGGCCCTGCCTCAGTTTCACTGCTGTTTTTTTGTTTGGTTTTTTCTTCGTTGATTGCATAAGCTAGAATTAATAATGCGTCTGCATTTTTCAGGGTTACCGACACATCAGGCCACATTTCTGCGGCTACACTTTTAAGGTGCCTCTTCCAGGCAACCTTGGACCTTTCACCCCTGGTGCCCAGTTCAAGCCCTTTCATCCAAGTCCTTGGAAAGACATTCACCACCTTGCATTTACAGCACTCCAACACACCAAGGAGTAGCCCATAATTAACGCCAAAATTAAACATCCTGGCACCAGGGTGTGCGGTCCCAATGTAGCCGCTGACTGCCTCAATATAAGCCACATCATCCGCACCTAGCTTGTACATCTCAGTAAATATTTTAACTAGGTCACTACGATTTGAGGGGAATGGATAACAAAAGATCTCATTGTCCCTGTAGCGGATAGCTGCGGCACCATTCTTTCCTGGGTCTATGGCTACAATCTTGCTCACCAGCCGATTGACTCCCAACAAGCCCGGACCAATGCTACGTCATTCCGCAGGTAGTCCAGGGCCTTCTCCCTGTCTGTCTTGTAGAGGCCATAGAACTCCTTGCCGTTGCCGTTCTTGGCACCCACACCCAGGAATTTAGCTAGGTTGTCCAGGGAGATGGTTGACTTGAAATCACCACAAGCCCACAACTCCATCAGGTCAACCACCAGCCGGTCATAGCGAATGCCGTTCGCCAACAGGCCACTGGGCACACAAACACCGTGCCGCATTGACCGGCGCACCAGGAATGGTAAGTCAAAAGCCCGGATATTGTGGCCAATCCAGGTCGCGCCAACATTCCTGGACTTACGGTAAAAGTCCCACCAGGACTCCAGGAGTTGCTTCTCTCCCTCCGAGTCATCGATGATCTGGCACCCGTGCTGTGCTTCTGGGTTTATAACTGAGTAGCCTATGGCCAACACTCTGCCTGTCCTAGCGTCGAGTGCTGCCTTGTCAATCCAGGCCAGCTTCTTGGCCTCAATCACTTTGGCTATCTTTTCTTCGTCCTTGTAGTTGGAAGGCGCCTCAAACTCAGGCATAGACGCCTGAAGTTCAGGTAATGGCAGGGGACCAGTCTCGATGTCGAATGCAATCTTGCGAGGAGAGCCCTGCTTAGGCTCTCCTGCAAGATCGTCCAGGCGACTAACAGTGCCTGGGTCAGCTATCATCGGTCCGCCTTTCTTACGAACTCAGGGTTAGGGGTTATGGTGAGAGGGTCGCTCATCTTCACCGGCTTCTCACCCAGGTTGTCATATCGACCACATTCTGAGTGGTCCACCTGGATCCAGAACTTCTTGCCGATCATCTTCTCAGGCGTAAAGCCACCACCGTCACCGTCGAGTCCATCGTAAGCCTTGGCAAACTTGTACAGATTGGAGGCTGGATTAAACGACTTCGCTGGCACACGGACAAACTTGCTAATATGGTAGGGCTTGCCGTCTGCCATCTCGGCGCTGGTTTCAAACACAAAGACTTCCTTGGTAACCGGCTCACCGGTTGCGTTGTTAGTCCCCTCATACTGCCAGCGATCAACGATCACCGACTGAAATACGCCTTCGGGATGCAACTCCCTGGAAGGCCCGTCATCTACTTTATACGATTCCATAATATACTATCTTGTTGCCCCGGCGCCTCACTCAAGGCACCTTGGGCGTGCGTAGTTACTGTCCTTGCCTCCGAGGATACGCCCGGCGCACTCACGCCGGCCTCGGGGGCACTTCTATTACCTGCCAAAAAAAGCAGGACGATGATTGCACCAGTGCTGGCCAGGAATAGCCTGTGCCAGATGCGAATCACCAAAGGTATCTGGTGATAATTGTGATAATCAGTCATATTTATTTTTTGGTCTTTCACGCAATTTGTCTATACAGGTTTCCAATATGTCTGTCATCGAACACTTGCGAAGTATTGCGAGCCTCTTCAGTTTACTTATCCGGTCCTCGCTGAACCGGAAGTTGCATAATATTTTGTTAGCCATCTTTCACCTCCATTGTCGGCGGCAAACATTCTTTACATCAGTAAAGATGTAGGTACAAGTTTTTTTTGAAAAAAAAATCAGTTGAAGTGTCTGCGGTGGTGAGATTTACCAGTATACCCTAATCATTCCTTTATATAATTGTCTTTACAAACAAAGGTAGGATAAATAGCCTTAAGTCTGTGAAAGGAAAGAATCAGAATTTCCGTTTCAACCAGGAAACATCGATGTCAATTAAGGCTGCTGCCCAGGAGACCGGGCACTCGATGACTGCCCTGCTGGAGTTATTAGTCAAACGTTACCTGGCAGACCTCACAGCTAGGCTGGTTGCGGAGGATGTTGCAACAAGGCAAAATGCCGCGAGGCAGATCCTCAAGGGGAAGGGGCCACTCCAGGACAGTACTGGCCTCAATAAAGACGAGGTCCAGGAACTCATCGACCTGGCCTTAAAAAGACAACCAAGCAGTTAGCAAGGTCTTTTTTTTTCATCTTTTTTTCTGAATAGCCAAAAACCCCTTTAAATAGCCAAATATTAATTGTATTTTTTTTATTTTATGTCTTTACAATCAATACAAATGTCTTTACGGTGGCCTCTGCCGGTTGGCACAGGGCCTCCGGTTTTTTAAAAACCAAGAGAAAGGACAGATATGAAAACAGAAACAAAAAAAGCAGTGAACCGACTCGCCTACTATGTTGAGGCCGCCGCCAACAAGACACTCCCCGCCGACAGGGATGCCGCTAAGGTTATTTCCTCTGTCGAAGCTGACGGGATCACAGGCAAGGCTGAAGCATCTGAGGCCGTGGCGGATCGTGTTATGAAGTTTGCTGAGGCCGCCACCTCAAGCCCTAACAGGGAGGTCTCATTCAGTTGGTCCGAGGGGAAAGGCAAAGGTAGCCGGTATTACTCAATGCAGTCTCACGTTGCCCGCTTCGTTATTCACCCCTACACCGGGATCGTGTCGGCCTACTGGTCCTACTGCAATCGCTGTGGGTCCGAGTGGCGTCTAATGGACGGCTTGGTTGAGCCTTCTTATAACGACGCCACAATCGCAAAGATCGTCGAGAAGGTGCAGGAAGCCTTTAACCGCAATCCGGAGAGGATGCGGGTTGATGTTGAAACTACGGCAAAAAACAACTGAAAGGAAAAACAGATATGACATACACAAAGTTACACGTTACAGGTAAGGTG